ATCTCGCACCCGTCAACCTTTTCTTGCAGGATGAACGAGCCTTTGAGCTTTTGCGCCTTCTTCCATCGCTCGAGCATGAACACGAGATCGCCGGGCGACTTGGCGACATAAGAGAGCGACTTATCCGGCTCATCGCCGCAGGGCTTGGAGACGAAGGCGCGATCCTCCTTGACGACGTACCGGATCGCCTCGTCGTAATTGTTGAACTCGCGGTACGGTGGAATGGCGATGTCGTGCTGCTGAAACACCTTCATGCCGAGAGTGCGATTCAACTCCCACGCCGCCGCGTCCTTGGTGGCGCCGACCACGAGCGCGCCGGGGTTGTCCCGGCGGAAGGCATCGGTCTCGCGCAGAAAATTGGTGTTGCTGGTCAGCACGATCAGGTCTGCCCAGCGCGTCCAGTCGCGCCAATCCGCCACGCGCTTGACCATGCCCTCGCCGATGCGCTTGTTGCGGTCGGTCGGCCGCACGTACCACCGCACGTCATGGCCCGCTTCTTGGGCACACCAGACAAAATCCATCTCCGGCCGGTCGTCGTCGATCACCAAGAGGCGCATCAGCGCACGTCGAGAAGACGTTGCAGGGGGTCTTTCACGCCGCGCTTCGCCGCCTGCCGCCGCTCAATTTTCTTGCCTATATTTTTGCCGTGCCGCGCATCGGGCGCGGCCAGCGTGATTCCAAACTGCTGACCGACGGCGCGCGTCACGCCGCGCGGCTTCATCGCCTCCTCCGCGATCGCGCCTGGACCAAGGTGGCCGAGAGCGGCCTCTCCGGCCTGCACGCCTTTGGCGAGGAGACCGGACTGCGAATTGACGATGGGGCGCCCGTAGACATCCCGGTCCGTTGTGACTTCCTTGGCAATTTCAGTCGAGGGTGCGAGTGTCAGCATCGAGGATAGAGCCGACATCCAATCGCGTTCTCCGGTCATCATTTCGTAGCCGGATTGCAGAATCGAGAACGGACCGCCGAGCGAGATGCGGTCCTGGGGGTTGCCGGTGATCTGGCGCAGCGCCGCGTTGGCGAATGCGTAGACGCCGAACATCATGCCACCCATCACCAGAAGCTTCCCGGCGGCCTCCTTGCGCTCCTCGTTAGTCCCCCGGATCAGATCGCGGAACGCCGAGTAGATGGCGTTGAACTGCCCGAATTTATAGCGGCCGAACATCAGATAATTCGGACTTTTGAGAAGATTGGCGATGCCGCGCGAGCCGAGTACGGTGGAGGGGATGCGATAATTCGGGATGTCCTTCTCGGCGGCGGCGATGGCTTTTCGCGGCCCCATGCCTTTCTGCATCAGCTCCATTTGCCGCTGCAATAGAAACATATCGTTGACCGCCCACAGCATCTTGGAGGAGGCGCGGTACTCCCATCGGACCATGTCCTTTACCGACTGAAAACCGAATGTCTTGGCAATACCCCCCCAGGTCTGCGGATCGCGGATTTGCTCGTTGCCCATTTTTTCGATCATCAGTTTGTAAAAATTCTGGTTGGCAACGTCGCCGTACATCAGCCCCGAGCCTTCGCGCAACATGCGGACGTAGTTTTCGTCCTGCGTCATTACCGCCTTCATCGCGGCCGTGCTGGTCTGCATCAAGCGCCGGTAGGCTACCGGATTGATCCAATCCCAGCCGCGCCCGACAATCCAATGCTGGGCGACGTTACGGATATGGGGAAGTGGGGTCCAGAACAGCGCGGCGGTCAGAAAACGGTTGATGGAGGTGAGCATCCCCAAGGGATCGCCCTGGACCTTGTCCTGGAAATCCTGGAGAACGTGGCCGAGACGGGGTGCCCAAAAACCCTCAACTCCCGGCATGTCGATCTTGATGTAATCGCGCGGCACTTCGCGCTGGCTGTTCAATGGGAAATACTCATCGCGATCCAGCGCCGTCGCCTTTATCTCGTCGGCAAGGTCGAGATTGCGGTCGATGCGCTCGAGCCGCAACACATTGTCCACGGTGTTGATGAGAAAATTCTTGTGATACCGCGTCGCGGTATTGGCCTCGATCTCCTGTGTCGTGGCAAGCTTCGGCGTATACATTTTCCCGTCGCTGCCGCGCTTCGGATTGAGATCGGAAGGGGTCGCCTTTTGAAACACGCGTCTGCCGTCTGGGCCTTCGAGCACATAAAATTTTCGAGCCTGCATCGAGGATGCGAATTTAGACAGGCTGCGCCCCTGTCCCATGATCGGGTCGGCCTGCCTGCCCGTCTCGGGATCGGCGCGGTCGAGATAGTGGCCCTTCCCTTCGGCGACGCGGTGGACATAGCCCTCGCCGATCAGCGGAATGTCGGCGTCGTTTCTGCCTAGCCGCTTGACGAGCTTGGCCGCCAGCGCGGTCTCGCGAGCGCGCCATCTCTTGACCTGGGGATTGTCCAGAAACGCCTTGACTTTGGGCGAATATGTGGCCTTCGGATCGATCAGCCGATGCTCGACCTCTCTATAAACCTTTCCTTGTAGCGCATCCGTCGAAGTGACCGCCTTCGGGAACGACTCGATAAAATGCTTGGCCTCGATCTTATCGGCGGTGCCGTTCTTGCGGACACGATACAGTCCGTCATCGATGCGCTTGGCAAAATCCCTGGTCGTCTCGTCGGCGCTCATAGGCGGATCGAGCATCGGACCGGGAGCGTTGGGCTTTTGCTCCGGCGCGACCGCCGTATCGGAGCGGATCGCGGCGTTATTGGCCGCCACGTCCTGGGGGCCGGTGATTTTAGCTGGAGCGCGCTCGTCGCCGATCTTGTTTTTTTGGGTTTGAACGGCAGACCAGATAGCCTTGAGATGCGGCTTGACCGGATCGCCCAACTCACGCGTCATCTGGCCGGCCCAACGTCCGAACTCGCGGGCACCAGCCTCAAAATGATAGGTGCCAAGAGTCACAAGGTGGCGGAAAATCTCTGGGTCGACCGCGCCGCTCTTATCCTTCAGCAGGTCGGATAGGGAGCGCCCGCTGCTCTTAAGCGCCGCCCGTGCCGCATCGGCGGCCTTGGACGAAACCAATTTATTCCTCGCGCCATATCCAGTAACGGGGGGCACGCCGCTCCCTTGGCCGACCAATCGGTCCAATTTGAATCCAGGAGGGGGAGGGGGAGGCGGCGGCGAATATGCCTCTAGCGGGGCCGCGCGAGGCCGCTGGCGCTCGATTGCCGACTTGACTGTCTCTCGGTGGGTTACGGGCGACTTCGCCGCCAGCGTGCCCTGTAAGCGGTTTACGTCCACTCCGGCGTCGGCCAAGTCCTCCGGACTGTACGGTCCCTCCGGCGGTCGCCCTAACTGGATATTCCGGGCGGCAACCCGAATGCCGATATCGGTCGGCAATTCTTCCTGGGTCCACGAGCGCGGCGTGGTTTGCTCGCGCGCCGCCGCCAGGGTTTTGGCGGTACGCTCCCGAGCCGCCGTTTTCTCCATGGCGTGCTCTTGGCGAATTTTGGCGAACTTAGCCGCCTCCTTCGCATCGCCGGCCTTGTCGGCGGCGAACCGCTTGAACTCATCGACCGAGGCTTGCCGCCGATCGCGCACCTTGTCAGCCGCGATCGTCGTCTCACGGTCCGCGCGCTGGAATATTTCATTGCCTGCCCCGCTCGCGGCACGCGCGAACCCGGGCTCCGGGACTGGGGCAACCGCAACGTCCTCCAGGCCGGGAAGGTCTCGCCGCGCCTCTCGTGGATCGAAGAAATTGGAGAGACTTCGATCGATGTACGAGATGCCGGTCGGCTTAAAATTCTGGCCTTCCTTGAAGCCCGCGGCCCGCAATCCTTGGGCCACGGCCTCGTTTGCCGCCGCAAGCCCTGCCTGTGGAACCTTGACGAATAGAGCCTCCAGCGCACGCGCCGCGACGCCAGCGGGACCAGGGACATCCTTGGTGTAAAGCGGTTGCTCAAGCGGCTCCTCGCCAGCCCGCCCTACAGCTTCGATGCCCCCCATGACGCGCTTGCCCAATCCGGGACCGGCCGGCCGATCCAGCGTGAACCCCGGCGGGGGCGGCGGTGCCGCGCGCGCGGTTGGGGGTTGTTGCGCGTCTAATTTGAAACCGGGCGGGGGCGGCGGTGCCACGCCCGCCGGCTTATCGAGCGTGAACCCCGGCGGCGGGGGCGGAGCGTCCATGCGTCATTGGCCCGCCGGAACGGGCTGCCATGCATTGCCGTCCCAGTAGATTCTCTTGCCGCCTGGACCCGTGAAGGTCTTCGTGCCGGCCGGAAGACCGCCCGCCGAGACCGGTTTTGCGGGTGTGGCGCCGCCGCCGCCAATCCCGGCCGCGATGCTATCGCTCTCCGAGTTGATCTTGTCGAGCTCGCCCTGGAGCTTGCTAAGTTGGGCGTCGGCGTCCACCGGATTCGCCGTTTGGATGTTATTCATCCGGTTGACGATCTGCTGCGCCCGTTGCGCGCGGACCTTAAGCTTCTCCGCCGTCTCGCGATCCTGCGTCGTGGTAGCGTGCTGTTGGGCCTCGAATGCCTGACGCTGTAGCTGCCGCGCATCCTCCCGGTTTTGTACCAGCGTGGTCCGATCCATCGACGCGTTGCGCCCTGCCGCCGCTCGATCCCCGGCCATACCCGAGATCGTGATGCGGGTGGCGTCATGGCTCGAGGCGATGATCTGGGCGAGGTTGCCCTTGAACTCCGCGATGTCGCGTTGGTTCTGCAGCCGGGACTCGTTCATCAACTGCTGCACTTGGAGTTTGTCGGCTTGGCTTGCGGCCTGGATCAGCGGCGCGATCTGCCTGACCTGCGCCTGCACCGCTTGGGCCAAGACAACGTTGCTGATTCCAGGGTTGGCCGCCTTAATGGTCTGGGCCATCTCGCGCAGCAGCCTTTGCGCGCCCTCCGCGTTCTGTTGCATACCTCCACCATTGGGCGCGCCGCTCGGCGACGGAGAGGCGCCGGGACCGGCCCCGCCTGGCGGTGCGTTCTGTGGTGGAGACGGAGGCGGTGCCATCGGCCCGCCACCGGCCGGTCCGGCGTTCGGCGAGCCGGGAATAGCGCCACCCTGGGCCGGTGGAAGTTGCTGGTTCGGGACACTCGGCGCGCCCGGCGGGGGCGGTTGAGGCCCCTGTTGCGGCAAACCCTGCGGACCTTGCGCGCCCCAGGTGGCGCCCATGGCGCCCTGAGCCGCCAACTCCTGCTCGTATTGCGCGATATTCTGCTTCGCCTCCTGAAGCTGAAGCCACTTGAGTTGGCTGTCGGGAAGCGCGCCACCGAAGCCGCTCCCGATCTGACCGATGGCGGCGCCGAAGGCCATCGTCAATAGGCCGTGTAGGAGCCGCCGCCCGAGTAGCCGTAGCCACCCGCGTCGGCATTGGCATAGCCGCCCGTCGAGCTATAGGGCGACGACGACGAGAACAGGCTGTTGAGCGACGAGCCAAGGGCCGGGTTGGAGAGCGAGTTCGCGAGGCTGGTGCCGAGGATTTGATTCTGCTGGAACGCCTGGTTTTGACCTTGCAGGGCCAGCCCGCTCGCCGACTGGCCGCGGCCGAGATACGACTCCAAGTCCTGCACCGTCTGCTGCGGCAGACCGAACACAGCCGAGGAGGCGTTGGTGAGATCGTTGAGGCCGCCGATGCCCTGCGTCGCCTGTCCGGTCGAGGTCGCGTAGGGCGAGCCGTAGCCCGAGACGAGCGAGCCTAGAGCGCCCGTGCCCAAGGTCGAGGCCGTCGAGTAGTCGAGGCCCGTTGCCTGGTTCAATCCCGTCGCGGTCTGCGTGGCGGTTTGCTGGCGCCCAAGCGCCGCGTTCTGCCAATTGATATTGAAATTGTTGTTGGCGTTGTTCGCGAGCGAAGCACCGTAGGGGGTGCCGCCCACGCCGTTCTGGGCATTGATCGCGTTGGCTTGGCTTGCCGCCTGGTTCTGTTGCTGCTGATAGAGCTGTTGTTGTGGATCGAAGCCCGCTTGCAGCGCCGCCGTCGCGTAGGGCTGCATCGAGGCACCTTGGCCGTAGATCGAGGAGGCGCCGCCAAGCTGCATCCCAGCGACAGCGGGGGTCGCGGCGGCGGCGGCATTGGCCCCGGTCTGCGCGAGACCCGCATAGGGATTGTCGGTGAGCTGCCCCGCCTGTTGCTGGTACTGCGGATAGAGCTGCTGCGGCAACCCTGTCCCGAAATTGTACATCTCGCTGGTGAGATTGGAGAGTTCGTTGCCGGCCTGCGGCTGGTTCGGTGGAATGTACACCTGGCCGGTCTGCGGCGACGAAGCGGCGCCGCCGCCGAAGATTGAGTTGGCGGCACCCGCGACCGAGCCGAGCGCGCCGACGCCGCCGACGATGGCCGGGACGGTGAAGCTAGGCATCCGTGTCTCCGATCCATAGCGTGTAGTTAACCTGACTCGGCACGGCGCCGCGGCGAGTGAAGAACTTGCCGATGTGCCGGCCGCGACCGATCAGCCGATGGTGCGGGTAGATGCACTTGACACTGGCGAGCTTCAACTCGGCAACCGATCGTTCGAACATGCGAACCGCCACCTTCGGGTATCCTGGCGACAAATACCACGCAGCCTGGTTTGCGACAACCAATCCCTTACTTTCGAGATCGCCGCTGATCGTCCAGGTGTAGTAACCGATCAGTTTCCCAGCCTCGCGCGCGGTGATCGCCACCAGCAAATTCCGACACGAATACTGGTTGAGCGCCACGGCGTCAGGATTGAACTTGCGCTGCGGTGGGGCCTCGCTCTCGACCTCTTGCCAGTGCGATGCCGCCAGTGCCTCGCCCTCCGGCCACATGGAGCCGAACGGTTCACGGGCGACGACGACGCGCCTGCTAGCCATGGATCGCCTGCCGGACTTCCGCCTTCAGCCCTTCGATCCGGCGATGATTCATATGCAGCTTCTTGACGCGCGCGGCGAGGTCTAGCTGGATATTGGTCTGCGACATCGCCAGCCACCAGCCCCGGTCGAATACGATGCCGAGGCAGGTCTCGAACAGCCACGCGCACACCGCCTCGTTCTTCAATCCATCGTACCGGATCGTCATGATGCCGGTGCGCTCGGAACAATTGTCGAGATCGCGGGCGCGGGTCTGGATTTCCTTCAGCGGGATTTCGAGACCGAGCTTCTTGAGGCTGGCCTGCACCGGGCCCACCGAGCGTCGCACCACGATTACGCGAGCCTGGCGCGCCAGAAGCGGCCACGCGAACGCCGCCCCGGTCTCGACCGTGCCGCGCCTCTGCGTCAGCTTGGCCTCGAACTCGATAATCGAAGCGCAGTCTATCGCCAGATCGTGGGTGCAAAATTCCTGGTTATAGGAGAGGAAGCGCGAGAGCCAGTAGGTCCGCGAGCGGGGTAGCGCCAGGATGACAAAGGGCTTCGGCGCCGTCATGGCGCATATCGGATTTCTCGTGCGGCGACTTCATCGCGCCGCACCCGGAGAACGACACCCACCCATTCCCACATGGGGTTGGGGGGGACAACGGCGCGGCGCACACAGTCCCCGCAAAAGGTGCCCTCGGTCGGCAGGCCGCAGCACAAACACCGCCTCACAATTCCATGCTCTCCACGCGCTTGCGGTAGCCCTTCTCGCCGCCACCGCCCTTGGCGCGCTTCTTGCCGGCCTTGGCCATCTTTTCCATCTTGCCCTTGCCGTATTTTTTAATGCCCGCCGCGGCGGCAACCGCCTTCGGGTTCCGCGCGCCGCTCTTAGCGGCTTTCTTCTCGATGGCCTTGAACCTACCACCGCCGCCGAGCTTCATCGATTTCTTTTTCGCCATCTTCCGTCTCCGTCCGCCGATATGGTTGGTGCTGTCGGCGACGACGCTCGCCGCCATTACAGCGGCCACCTAAGCCTCGCGCGGTCCAAGCGTTTTGGGATTCTTCGCCACGCTCTCCCGCGTGGACTCGCTGTTGACCGAGGGGGACTTGGGTAAGCCCATCGACTTGTCTACCGCCTTCGGGCTGTGGGTCTTCAGACCCTCGTGCAGATTTTTCATCTCATTCTCCTAAGGCTGGCTCGTATATTCAAACGTGTCACCGCTTGTCCCCGTGATCCAGACCGGACCGTTCGTCAAACCGCCACCGACGTTACCGCACGAGATGTATCCGCCACCGACATTGAGGCTGCCGGAGGCAGAGGCAGGAGAAAGCGGAAATCCGACATAGGACCCATTGGCCGGCGCCGTTGGGCCGAAGAACACCGACATGGCGTGAGTGCCGGTATTCTGAATGCGGCAGTCCGCGCGCGAGGTGACGCTTCTCGCCGCCGGGAACACAAGCTGCCAATCGCCGGTGGTCGTAATCGTGCCGGTGCCCTCGCTCGCCGCCCGACCGAACGGCGGGGCCTGGGCCAGCGCGGCGACGACGGTGAGGCATAGCGCCGCCGCCAGGATAACGCGCCGCAGCATCAGTAGTTCGCCGACCACACCATCTGCCCCGCGCCGCTCGCCGTCGCCGCCAGCACGCAACCGTCCTTAGCCGTCATGCCGGTCGTAGTGAAGTTGATGCTCGCGGCATAGACCGAGTTCGCCACCAGCGTCGCCGAGAATGGCGTCGAGAGCGCCGTGAACGACTGCGACGCCGAGATAAGGCCAAATGTCGTCGCGCTGAGGGCGTTGGTGTAGGTCGGCTCCGCCCGCATCGTCACCGGGAACGGAATCGCCATCGTGCAGGTGGTGCTAGTCCCTTGCGCGGTGCCGCCCCCAGCCACGATCAGGCCCGCGTGCAGCGGCTCCTTGAGAACGTACATGTACCGCAGCGCGGTTTGGAGTTCCGTGCCGTAGGGCAGGTACGCGAAGTTCGAGGCGGTCGCGCCCTGCTCGCATTGGACGCCCGTGAAGCGGAAGCCGTCCGTCACACCGGCCGTGCCGCCCGTGGTCGGCGTCCAGCCGAGACCGAAAGCCGCCTCGGTCGCGGCCGCCGGCATGTTGAAGGTGACGCTGTAGCGCGCCCAGGTCGAGGTGATGGTCCAGGTTCCGGTTTGCGTCGCGATCCCGGCGAAGGCCGGACTGACGGCCGGCGAGGCGGTGAAGGATTGCAACCCCTCGTCGTTGCCCGTGCCCGTGAACAGGTACGGTGTCAAGGTCGTGGTCTCGGCCAGCATGTTCGCCAGCCCCTCGACATAGGCGCTGCACGTCACGGCCTGGCCCTGGAGCGGCGTAATCCTGGTGGTCGGGATTTCCTGCATCACGAGCTGCGGCTGCGCCAGCGCGCCGGAGGTGCGGTAGAACACCATCGCGGCGTTGAATACCGGCTGCGCCGGAAGGTTCGTGGCGATGACCTGGAGGGTGCCGGCGCCTGACGTGACGTTGACGTTGCAGCCCCAGCGATCGGCCGCATAGGCGGTCTGGATCGGAATGGTGGTGGTGCCGCAGGTCCGCGTGCCGGTGCCAAGCTGATCGACCTGCATCTGCCCGTTGTCGAGGATGTTGCGCGGATCGTTGAAAGTCGCCATCGATTGCGGCGTCACCAGCGCGTCGATCGCGCCGATCAACTGATTGAGCGTCGCGATGCCCGGCGGCAGGTCGGCGGTCGGATTGGTCCCGGCGGGTCCGGTGAATTGCGGGATGTTTGCCGCGAAAGAAACTACCGCGGTGGCGAGGATCGCGGCCAGAACGCCGCCGAAAACCCCCTTGAGAAATAGCTTCATTCGTCGTCTCCTCGGCGACTGGCTGTTGCGCGGATAATAACACAAACGCTCGTGTAGTCTAGAGAGACTCTTTTTCCGCCTCCACGGTGGAAAATTGCATCGTCAGTATCCGATCGCGATGTATTGAAGCGTCGTCGACGCGCTGCTCACGATGGCGCCCACGATGGCCGTGGCGCTCAGACTGGCCACATAGGCGATCTGACCACCGGTGCTGCTCACGAGCCCAGCGAGAGCCTGCGTGGTGAACGCCTTGTCAAAGGTCGCGGAACCGCTGGTGCTCGATGTGATCGTGATCTGACCCCAATTAATAATCAGCCCCCCCGGTAGCGTGATGTGTCCGGAGTTGGCGAGATTGAGCGAGAGCGCGATGGCATTAAGCAGGCCGTTAGCCGTGGTCATCGCGGTGCTGCCGACCGTCTGGCCGATATTGACCGTCCAGGTGTTTCCCGAACCGCCCGTGATGACGGTGCCAGGAACGACACCGGAACCGTAGAGATACTGGCCGATGGCGATACTGGCCGATGGAGTTTGAGTGCCCGATGTAAGCGTGAACCCAGAGATCGAGCCGGTAAAGCTTGAGATCGTAGTGAGGCCGACCCCGGTACCGGCGCCGAGAAAGGCGAGCGCGCCAAGGCCGAGCGCCGCCTGTCGGTTCGCGTTGCTGGCATAGGTATAGGAGATGATTTGCCAATTGCCCGACCCAAGACAGAGCGCAATGGCGGCGTCGCCCGCGCTCGTGACGATATTGGCGTTGCCCGGCAGAATCAGCGACGTGGCGTTATAGGTCAACGTGAGCGAGGCCGCGAAGGTCAAGAACCGAATGTCACCCGCGATGCCCGTGTACGGGCCGGGACTGGCGGCGTCCAATCCGGCAATCGCGGTCGTGCCGGTGATTTCGATTGCCTGGTTCGGCAGCGCGGCGACGATCGTCTGCGTGGCGCTGGCGAGGGAGCCGATGGCGCCGTTGCGATCGATGGAACTTAGAAGCTCGTACTGCGTCCCATCATATTGGAGAATGTATTGGAACCCAGGCCGCCAATCGCCGGGCTGAAGCGCAACCAAGCCGCCGGCCGTGCGCTTGTAGACGGCAACGTAGCCGGTGCCGTTGAGGTTGAGCGTCAACGCTCCGGTGTTAGTGAGTCCCGCCCCGACCGAGATCGCGATGACGTTGCCGGTGTTGAGCGCGAAGGCCCCTGGGCTGAGGGACGATACCTGTTGCGCGTTGGCGCTGCCGACGGTCGGGCCGCCGACATAAACGGACGAGCCGCCCAGCGCCGGCGGAATCGGCGTCGTCAGGCCCGCGAGCTGTGTGATGTTGGTGTTGACCGGAGCGTTGGCGGCGTTAGCGTTTACCCCGCTCACAATGTCGTTGAAATTCGCCATCACCTGATTGGCGTCGGCGGTCTGGCCGTTCGTCAGGTCAAAAGGCAGGCTCGGAACGATCGGCATGGCAACTCCTCACATCGCTAAAATTTCACGATTGGCGATCCGCGCCGATGAACCGTTCGACGATAAGCGAGGCCCTCAACCTCAATCGATCGGTTGCCTCGCGCGCTTCTTGAAACTCGGGAACGTCCTCACGCGGCGGGATACCGCCACCGATGCCGGTGACGCGGCGGAACAGGTCGATGATTCCGCACAAGGTCATCGGCGGCCGCGCCCGAGCAACAGCCCCTCGATGCGCGCCTGCCCGGTCGATAACGCTTGGAGACCGTCTGACAACGCCATCGTTGCCTCGGTCCTTCTCCGCGCGTCGGCGAGCGCCGTCTCTCGATCCTTGCGGGCGAAAATTTCCTTCCGTGCGTTCTCGCGCGCCAACCACCAAATCGCCAACGCGGCTAACGCGATAAGCAACACCGCCAAGCCGCCAGCCGCGCCCCATCGGTCCGTGACGTGCTCGGCGTATTTTTCGGCGGCGTCCCACACGGCTTATTTCTTCGGCGGTGTCGGCTTCGGCGTCTTCGCCGCGGTCAACTCTTTCGTCAGCGCCGCGATCTGTCGTTGCGCGTCCTGCAACCTCAATTCCAGCGCGCGTAACGACGTGCCCATGCTCACGATTGCTTGCTGTGCCGCTTGGCATTCAAGTTCTTGTGCCTGCTTCAACGGCGACGATGGTTGCGGACTCGGATCGGCCGCCCAGGCCACAAGCGGGAATACCAGCGCGAAGACAACAAAGCGAAGCGATTTCATCTTTCTCTCTCCCGTTTCAAAAGCTCTTGGCAAAAATTATCGTTCACGGCCGCGCGACAAGCAGAGACGATATCGGCGAATCGTTGACTTTGCTCGGCATGTTCTTCTTGTAGTGCCTTGCCGATGCGGGGCACGAAGCCCATGAGGTCAACCGTGTTAGGCAGACCGCTTTCGTCATAACCAACCAGCCTCTTTAGGTCGGAATATTTACTTGTCAGAACACTCAATCCTTCGGCGGTCGGGCCGCCGTAAACTTTTGCGGGATCGTAACCAAGGCCGGGCTTATACCGGAACGTCTTGAAATCGACCGCGTCAATCTCGGCGAGCATTGGCCCCATGTCGGCGAGATCGGTTTTGTATCGCTCGCTGGATGTGCCGAGGCAGACTCCCAAAGTCCCGGTCCCGGTTACAACCGCGCCGCCTGAAGCGACATGGCAAAGCGTCGCGTCCGTGTCGCCCGTGTCGGCGCCGATGCCCGTTAAGTTCAACGCCCCCGCAACGGTAGAAGCGCCTGTTCCACTTATTGTAATTACCGCCGTGCCGTTAGTACCTAGAACCAAAGCGGACGACGATCCATTTGTGACGATAACACCCGGGGTATTAAAAAACTCAAGCACTCCCAGCCCGGCATTGGCCTGACCGGCGGTGATTCCGGTATCCGCGCTCGCATGCTGAATAATCGCCGTGGAAATAAATGATGAATTATAGTTGTCCGTCAGTCCCACTAAAACTACACTGCCGGTGGTTGTGCTATTCTGCGACCAAATTGTCCCGTTAGTTCCAAAGCCCGTGGTTATTCCGGCGGGGCTAGTCGTCGCTCCTTTGCTAAATATCGATCCGGTCATAGTGCAACTGCCGGCAAGCGCGCAGTCGCTCGACGCATGACCTGTGAGTGCGCCGATGAATGTCGTGGCCGTGACGGCATGCGTGCTCGGATTTTCGGAGAAGCCCGCATCCGTAACCACGGCTTGGCTTCCAGTCGTATCGGCAGGCGCTATTACTGGATAGAACGATGCGTTGGTCGTGCTTGCTGTCGTGGCGATCTTGACATCGGTCGTCGCGTTGCCGACGCTCGTTATGTCGCCGGTCAGATTGGCGTTCGTCGTAACGGCGCCCGCCGTTAGTCCCGACGCCGTTCCCGTCAAGTTCGTCGCCGTACCGGACGATGGTGTCCCTAGCGCGCCCCCATTTACGACAATAGCCCCAGCGCTACCAACATTATCCCCGAGCGCGGTTGCTACACCCGTGCCGAGGCTCGATAGAGCCAAGTCAAGAGAAGCATGCCCCGTGAGCGCGGCAGTGATCGTTCCAGCGGAAAAGTTGCCGCTGGCATCACGGTTAACCAGCGTTGAGGCGGTATCGGCAGAAGTATAGGCGACGGTGCTTCCCACGCCCGCCGCACTCAACCCCGTTAAAACGGTTCCGGCGCTCGATGTGCCGCCATAGGCGGTCGGCACCGCGCCATTTCCCGCCGATATCATGAGATCGCCCGAGGTTGGATACTGTACGGCCCAAGAACCGGCGGTTGCCTTGATTGTTACATTATCCGGCTCGCCGCACCCGATCTGCGCCGATGTCGCTACCGTGCATTTTACCGTGACGGGCCCCGTCCACGGCCCCGACCCCGTGCCGGTGATCGTAAGCGTGCTATCGCCCGAATAGTTTCCAACCGATGCGACCGAATTTGCGGCGGTCGCAACGGCTACGCCGTTGACATAATATCCTCCAGACGAATTGAGCGTTCCCGCTCCTTCGGCGCCGCCTGTCGGCGCGCCGATCTGTAAGCCACCTGTCGCGAGTTTCATTACATTGGTATAGCTAGAGCCGTCTGGATTTATGTCGAGATCGATCGTCCTGTTAGTCGATGTGTCCATACCGATTTGAAATCCAAGGCCAGTGCCGGTGTCATTGGCCTGGTAGTACGGACCGTTGCCGGAAAGCGTCGTTGTCCAAATCGATCTGGAAACTAGATTATGGACTGCGCCGTTTTCGTACCACGTCAAGCCTGCCAGTCCAGGGCCGACGGGCACCGACGTTCCGTTGCCACCGTCCAATATGGCCGTGTCGTTGTAGGTACCTGTATCGTTATAAATCGCCAGCGCCGACGAGTAATGAGCGATGGAGATATCGTTGGTCGGGGACCCTTCGCCGCTTGTGAAATTAACGCCGTAAAGCCCAGAACAACCGGTAATACAATAAGGCCGAAACGTTCCAACAGTTTCATTGTCAGCACCGGCCATCTGCCAGCCATTATTACTGTCGCTAAGGGTCGAAATATTGTCCCATGTATTGAAGGATGGGTTACACGTACTCGTTGTTAGTTCCTCAATCGGAAACCCGAACGTGAGCAAATTGATGGCGGTAATCGCATTGAAAAAACCGCCTTGAACCCCACAATAGCCGCCAAGCGAATAAGCACCGCCATGAACGTACAACGACGCAACAAGTCCCTCATAAACAATTACATGGTCAAGTTCCGGCTGGTTGGTGCCCGATATATCGAGCGCGGAATTTGCCGAAGCCCCGGCCCACAACGCGAGATTTCGCAAAATCGGATGCGATACGGCCGGATTTGAAGCGCCAGCGATAGGTTGTATTTGCAGCGGTCCCGTGCCGCCAGAGGCACCAAGCCACGCGAAGCCGCTGGTCGGGACCGCTGGACCGTTTTGCGGATCGTAATCCCAAAATTTTACTTGATTGCCGGCGATTTCTATTTCGGCGGTTACCAGTAATGTTGTCGCGACGGTGCTTACACAACTAGGCGGCACGAGAAGAGTACGAGAAAGGGGGCTAGCTTCGGCCCAGGCAATTGCCGCTTGATCGACTGTCGAGTCATCCGTACCGAAAGCAAATGGCACACCCGAAACGGCGGTCGACGATTGCAGGGCAAGCGTCACATGTTGAGGGTCGGTATAGGCGGAAATAATCGTTACTAACGCGGCGCCGCTCGTACCGGCCCCCGACACCATTACGGCCTTGCCGACACTCGCCAAAGAAAAAATCGCCATATTCGAGACCAGCGCGGTACTGTGGAGGGTCATGGTTCCACCCGCGTCGAAATTCGTATAGCCCGTCGCGACAACGCCGTCACATTTCGCACCAAAGTCCGTAACTGACATCGAGACGCGGCTGTCGATATCCGCCTGGTTCGGCGGCGGCGACACAGTAGAGCCGGTAGGATTTATCAATATCTTCGGATTCACGCTTCCGACCAGCGCGCCCGTGCCGTTCAGCGCGTTGGCCAAGGCTGCGAAGACGCTGGTGCTGGTATCCTCGATCAGCACCGCCGGTGGCAAGAGGGCGGCAAGAGAGATCGCGAATTGCAGCGCCGTGATCTGACGAGTATTGCCCTGCCAGATTGGAATCTGCTCGGGGCCCAACAATGGCAGATTAACTGGCGGAAGCGCCGGAATGGGGATCGGCGTCACGTCCGCCATCGCCGGAACCGGCAGCAATAGCGCCAAGAGGATAAGGATGCGTCCGGTCATTGAGCCGAGATCGCCTCGCCGACGCCACCCTCGATAACCGTGCCGCCGCCCTGTGTGACGCTCGGCGGCAAGAGGTAACCGAGGCGCCCGTAACGCATATACCAATTTCCGAGCGCCATGCCCGACGACGACGATCCTGAGATCGTTAGCGTCATTTGCTTGAACACGACAGGCCGATCCCAAAGAATTTGCGACTGCATGAAGTATCCAGCACCGCCTCCCCATATCCCGGTTCCCCAGAGCGTCGATCCCCAGAGCGCCACCGATTGGGCGGCCCCCGAGAGCGTCGCCCTGTCCAGAATGTTGCCCTGCTCATCCATGGCGCTAATGAGGATAGTATTGTTGTTGGTGACGAGCGCCGCGAGACTCGTCTCGATCATACTATTCTGCGCCATCTCGCCCGTGTCGGGCAAAAGCGCGGTTTGACTGGTGAAGCTCAGCGCCACGCCGTTCTCGCTGTAGGTGTCGCTCAGCGTCGGAACCGGACTGCCCTGCCATAGCGCCGCGTCGATGCTCGCGGCGACGGCGATGAAATACTTGCCCGCATAGGGCTGGAGGAGCGCCGCCGGCAGGCTGTGCGGCCCCGACCAGGACTTGAGGGCCGTGTGATACCAGAACTCTTGCCGCGGCTGCCCGTTGGCGGCGCCGTTCTGAACCGAGATGCGCAACGTGTCGTTATTATAGGCGGCGCACATCCTCGTCGGGTTGACGGCATTGAGGAACGGCTGCCACACCCCCGTGCCGTAGGCGCCGATCGGATCGCCGACCTGGGCGAAGAAGTTGATGACGCGCAGACCGTCGGCGGCAACGAAAGCCAAACCCTGCGTCGTCGGGCAGATCGTGTTCGCCGCGGAACAGCCGACCCCAACGGCGATCTGGTTAAGCGAGAGGTTGGAGGTCGCGGCATCGCCGGTGATTTGCCACAGTTCGGACGCCTGAAACACGATGAGCGCCTGGATGATGCCGCCCAACGTGGTGGCACCCAAGGGCAGACCGCCCAAAGCCGTGACCGCGACGCCATTGTTGAGGGTTAGCACCTGCACCTCGGAGAGATTGCTGACCTGAGTGGGGTTCTCGGTGTCCGAGAACACCACCGCGTTGCCGGTTGGGGTGTTGACCGCGAACCACGCCCGCGCGCTGAACTGCGCCACAGCGACGGGCACGGCCGCGAGCGGCATGCCGTTGGTGTTGCCGCTACCCCAAAGGGGTGCCGCCGCGGTGCCGCCCGTCACGGTCAGCGCCACGTTCACAGCGCTCGCCGTCGCGGCCTGGCTGATGACGATCGCGGTGGCGCCGGAGAAATTGACGGCGCCCCCGGCGATGGATTGCGTCGCGGGCAACGTCATTACCACCGAACTGCCGCCGACATCGACGCTCTCGACCAGCGCGCCGACCGCGATGCCGGGACCGGCCATGGTGCAGCCCGGAACCACGTCCGTGAGCGAGCCAATGGCCGTGACACTATAGGCGCCCGCCGCCGTCGTGCCGATCGTGTTGAGGTCGAGAGCCTCGGCATCGAGCGAGACGATGGTGGTGTCGGCCTGGATGCCGTTCCCGGCGATAAGCATGCCGGGCTGCCACCCGTCTTCCAGCACGTCGGCGGAGAGGGCCGTTATCGAGGTCGTGCTGTTGAGCGTGCCGGTTTTGGTGTTGTCGCTAAAACTTGAAATGTCGAGCCAGCCAAAGTAGGGCCCGCTGCCGCCGGGGAAACCCGGATGTGTCACCATGATGCGGCTGCCAACCACCGCCATCGTCGGCGGGGTCCAGTCGCCCAGCGTCGGCGGCGTCACCGGCAGCGAGGCAGCACCGCCCGGAATGGCGATCGGCAGATAAGTCTCGGTCGCGATATTGTACACAAAAGGCACGTCGTATCCGGTGTAAGCGCCGGACGTGGCCGCGATCATGCCATAGGCGAGGTTGCCAACCACCAGGAGCGCATTGATCTGGGCCGGACCGCCCGGCGCGTTCGGTCCGGTGAAACTGGTGACCTTCAATTGTGCCGAGCGTGAAACCACGATGCCGCGCGTCATCGGCGATGGCACGAGGTTGGCGAGCATCCCCATGGCGCCGGGCGGTACGTTGGTGCCGTCCACGGCATCGCACACGCCGGAGCAGCGCCAGGTCAGGGGCTTGGAATTACGGAGCGGCACCGATCACCAACCTATGTTCTTGGTGTTGGGCAGCGTCGAGAATTGCGAACCGAACCGGCGACGATCCAGCCTGACCCGTTTGGAGCGCGTCTCGGGATTATCGATCATGGGAAGGATGCGTTGTAAAATCCCCTGCGCTCCCTCGGGCCCCTTGCCGAGAAAAGCCTGCCAACGCGTGTCGTCCGCGAGCTTCATCATCTCGCCCGCCAGCCGCGTATAGAGGTAGGTCGAGGACGGAAACCACGGCTGCGCGGTCGAGGTGGGGCCGGTCGAAGTCGGCACCGCGTTTCCAGCCCGGTAGCGCACATAGACCGGGAAATTGCCGGAGGGCGGCGGGTAGACGTACATCCCCGCGTTCTCGCTGGCGTCGTTACCCAGGATTACCGTGTACCAATAGGGGTAGGACTGTAGCCCGGCCTGCTGCACCGTCATGTCGAACTCGACCGGATCGAGCGCGATCATCGGGTAGGGCACGCCTTGCAATGTCCAGAACACGTCACCGAACTCGGCGCGGAGAAAGTCGCTCGGCATCGGATAGGGGCCGCTACCGACCTGCACCGGCGAGGACACCGGCGGCGTCAGCGCGGTATTGAAGGTGAAGGTAAAAAACTTTTCCTGCGCGTCGAAATCGTAGGTCTGCGCCAACTCTTCGAGGATGGCGACGAGAATCAGCGCCGCTTGGCTGGCAAACCCCGGCGTTTTCGCGATCTGGTTCGCGATCTGAACGATTTGCGCGAATGTAAGCTGTGCGCTGGCCGACATCGGATCATCCAGCCGCGCCCACGATCAGCTTGCGCTTCGCGATCTCCGCCTCGATACGCGCGATTTCTTCCTCGAACCGCTTGACCCCCGTGGCGTCATGCGAGCGGATGAACTCGGCGCGCTCCGCGTCGGCCTTTTCCTTGACCTCGACAACCTTGCGGATGGCGCTCTCGATCTGGTTCTTGCGCGATTTCATCGCGTTGGTGAGCGCGTAGGGGCCAGCCTTCTTGGCGGCATGGGCTTCCCGATCGCGCGTCAGCTCGTCGTTGTAGGTCGCGCGCATCGTCGCGATTTCGAGATCGCGCGCCGCCTGTTCCTTTTTGTGGTTGGCCTCGACGGCCGGCATGTCCTCGGTGAACCGCGCCAGCGCTTGTTTATTTTTACGCAGCTCCTCGGCCAGGTCCACCAGCTCGTACCGCGCCTTCTGCCGGTCGAACACCCGGAACACGCGGTCCACGATGTCATGGGCTTCGGCCTCCGCCGTATTCTGCAACAGCATGGTGCGCACGGCCATCTGCCGATCGCCGCCGAAATTGCCGGTGAGGGTAATGTCGATGCCAGGAGTTTGCGTCTCGACCGGGACCTTGCTCGTTCCGTCCATTTCAAGCGCCGGCCGGGGCGTTGCGGACGGCGCCGGAGCGCATCGAAATCTCGGTGAGGCGCTGCGTCTGGTAGAACTGCGTCAGCGGCTCGTTCTTGAGAGTATGCTCGTGGCGCCACGTCGCCTGCATGATCTCGCGGATGCTGTCGGCTTGGCGCCGCTTGCATGTCACGATCTGCCCCTGCCAGAAGCGGCGCCCATCGATCGCCATGCCGGGGAGACCCTTGCCGCCGGTGGTACCGAACGTGGCGTAGGGGGCGAGATTGATCTGGATCGTCACCATGTCCCCGCCCGGATCGTCGTCGGGCCGCAGATTGTCCTCCTCTTGGAGGCGCCGGGACTCGGCTTCCTCGACCGTCGCGGCGGCGGTTTTCTTGCGCGCCGCGACGATCTTGGCGCGGGCCTTTGCCTGCGCCGCCTCGACCTCGGCATCCGTCAGGTCCGGGTGATTGTATTTCGCGCGGGCGTCGATGCCTTCGGCCTTGGCTTCCGGCTTCGGTGTTTTCTCGGTCATGGCGCGCCTCAGCTATGGGTGAAATCGGACACGGTAAGCGTGTCGCCAGTATTCGTGCCTGTCGCCGCCGCCGTCAAGGTCAGACTGAGACCGTTTTGGGCGATGGTCTCGATGAACGTGGCGGCGGGAATGTCCGATCCGCTCGACGCGATCGCCATGCCGGGACGCCAGCCCAAGAGGAGAACGCTCGAGGCAAAACCGTCAACCGTCGCCGTGGTGTGCGTGTTCCCGATAGCTGTCAGCGTCTTGGGGAGGGTCGAGTAGGGGATCAGGAACGGGAAGCCTTCCGCGTCGACCGCCGCCCAATCTCCGGGCTGCATCTTGAGGACGCCCCGGTTCGGGATGTAAAGGAGGCCGTTCGAGGAAAAGGCACCGGGCCAGATTTTCGCCGCTCCGCCGATGGCGCCGCCGGGAAACGAGGTCGAGCCATTGCCGCCCGCCGCCGCGAAGTCGTCCATGATCGCGTTGGCGATAGCCGCCACGTCCGCCGCCGCCATGCTGCCGGGCTGGAATTGCAGCGCCGTCAGACCCGTGGTCAGGGCCGTGCCGAGAGTCTTGGTTGCCACGAATCAGCCCCCGCCGGTGGCGAAGCCCTGGATTTCGCCGATGTTGGCGTTGAGCGCCGCCGCGATGTTGGCGCCGACCGTGGCGCAGGCGGTCGTAATATTCGCGGTCGTAGGCGCGTCGGCACCGGGCACCGACACGGCACCGCCGTTGGCGCCGAACTTGGTGGTCTGCGTCAAACTCTGGGCGCTATTGACCGACATCGCCCCGGCACCGTCCGGCACCCAGAACACCGTCGCTTCCCATCGGATTTTGTACATGGTCGGATTACTCCTTAGCCGAAGATGGCGCTGAAGGCGGAGGTGCACTCGATGCGCGCGGCAAACTGCGCGTTGAGAATGATGGTGGCGTAGAAGGCTTTCCAGCCGACTATGCGCAACTGGTTCAGGACGTCGGCTTTATCGGCGTCTTTGAGGTAGGTGAACTTGACGTTGTCCAGCATCACCTGGCCGTAGGCGCCGCGCCCAAAGAGGAAGTTCGGATAGACCGTGATGCCGGTGCCGGGCGCCGCCGGCGGCGACTGCGCCACGCCGAGGCCGGTGACGATCGCCGTGGTGCCGGGCTGCAACTGCACCGCCTGGCCCTGCAAGGGTCCGACCGTGGGGCCGGCCGCCGAGAGGCCGAGCTGGCCGGGCGAGGTCGTGGCGCCGACATAGACGTTGTAGGTGAAACCCGGATTGGCGGCCAAGGTCACCGAGATCGAGCCGTTCGGGCCGACGACATCGATGGCGTTCGAGACCGCGTAAATCTGCGACTCGTATTGGTTCTGCGTGTCGGACGCGGTGACCACGATGTAGTAGGTGCCGGTCGGGAGCGCGCCGGCCGTGCCGGGCGTCCCATTGACTTGGGCGTAGCCGGTGAACGTCGGTACCATGTTGGAGGCGCACCAGCGCGTCCCGGCCCACTCGCCGATCTCGTAATTGTAAAGGCGGTTGAGGTCGCTATAGGTACGCGCGAGTACCACAGTCGCGTTCTGCGACCAGTCGGCGACGACGAGGGTGTGGCAGATGCCGGCATAGTGCGGCATCCCGCGCGGGTTGGCCGAGGCGCGAGCGCCGCCCGTCTCGACGGCAATCTTGGTGTCGGTCATCTCGTCGCCCATGAACCGGGGCGCGCCGATGGTTTGGAGGGCGCCCGAGGTGCGCAACACGGTGGTGGTGTCGAGCACGTCGCCCGCGAGGAGCGCGCCCCGCGAGCCGCGGCTGTTGACGTAATTGACCTGAGTGAGGCCCATCAGCGCGTTAAAGGTGTTGCGCTCCAAGGTTTCCGAGAGTTGCAAGCCGACCAACTCGATGGCCTTCTTGAACAGCGGATGCTTGGTTGTAAGTTCGGCGACATCGGTGATCGTAACCTTGTCGCCCCATTGCTGGGCGACGGCGCTGACCTGCTGGATGGTCATGGTCTCGCCGATGGGCGGCACGCCCTCCGAGAGCGGCGCCTGCGGCAGCGGGATACGATTGTAGCGGGTAGCGGTGTAGGTGTTGCCCATGCCCTTCGGGAGGGTGAGCGGGTCGCCGAACTGATACGCGACCAATTGGCGGCGGGCGAGGGGCAACGTCTCGTCCGCGATGTAGTTCTGCATGTCGGCGGCGAACTGGCCCGCCGTGTTGGTGGCAAAGGCCACGTTGGGCGAATGGTAGTCGCCGAACTCGTCATGGCGGGCACCGGGCCCGATTGGCCGGAAGCCGAAACTTTCCTGTCCGAACAAGTCCATCGTCACCCTCCGTTAGACGGAGGGCTTAATTTAGCTCTCCGTCAGATTTGCCCGTCGGCGTCGTAGCCGTCGATCCGCTTTTGCAGCGCGTTACGCGATCCGTTATCGCGTCCCGGCGCCGCCACATCGCTACCGCGCCCACCGCGTGGCTGAACCGTCTGGCGCTGCCTCTGTACATCGGCGCGCCGCGTCTGCTTCCCCCTCGCCCGCGCCGCCCGTTCGTCGGCGCGCTTGCCGATGAGGTAGTAGGCCAAGCTTTCCCGCGTCGGGTTCTGCCCGTTCTGGCGGGACTGAGCGAGGAGCGTCTCCACCTCGTCGCGAATCGCGTCGAAATGAGGTTTTCGGTCGCACATCCGGTCGAACTTCGACTGGTCCGCCATGTCGGCGCCCTGAAGTTGCGTCTGCCGGATCGCGCCCGAGAACTGCTGCTGCTGCTCGGCCAGCAGAAAATCCGTGCGCTGGTCGGGGTCCATCAGCGCCAATCGCTGGCGCCGCTCCTCGGCCATTCTTGCCTGCTCGGCGGCTGAGACGGGCTGAGGTGAGCCCTGTCGGCGCTTCAGATCGTCCAGTTCGCGTCGAAGCTCGGCTTGCGTCTGAGTAAGGGACTGAATGCGGCGCGCGGCCCGCGAGATCGGTTTTGCGGGCGGCTCGGCGTCGGAGTCCGCTTCTGGCTCGGGAGGCTCCGCATCGGGATCGGCCTCGGGGTCCAGTTCTGGCGGCTCGGCATCGGGGTCCGCTGAGTCTGATTCCGCTTCGGGATCGAGCTCGTCGTCAAGCTCAAGATCGTCCATTGCGGCACCCGGCTTCGGATCGTCGGCCATATCAGTCCTCCAGCACCTTACGGGTGCGATTTCGGGGTGGTAGGCAACTATCGGCTGCCAGTCGATTTTTCACCAATGAACTACACTGGCGGCAATGTCAATTCATTTTTGGTTTCATCGGGGGCATCACATTTTCCTCGGCATGGCCGGAGCGCCGGCCCGGACCATCCGATCGGGCGCGATGCGGCCGGCCGGCTGCTGTCCCGGACGGCGTGGCCCGGCGACCTGGCCGCCCGGTCGCGGCGTCCCCGCCACACCCGGCCCGGCCCCGCCCGGCACGCCGGGATTGCCCTTCGGCATGTTCGCCATGGCCTCCAGTTGAATCGCCCGCAAATGGTGCTGGATATGGGCATCTCGATCCGGGCCTTGCGGCAATTTCATGTGCGTCTCAATGTGTTTCTTGTGGTCGTCGAGGGGGTGGACCAGCACCGCGAAATGCTGCTCCAAGAGGATATTTTCCCGTTCGGGGTCCATGCTGAGCTGGTGCTTGAGGTCCGTCAGGATGCGGCCGGCGAGGCGCGGCCCGAAGATGTTTAGGGCGGCGTGCATCAAAAGCGGCGCCGCGTGGACCTTCAATCCTTCGAGTTTATCCGGCGGGATGCCGTTGAGCACGTTGAGGAAGCTGATTTGCTGTTGAATCTGTTGGGCGTTGCGCTGCGCCTCGATCCCGAACCAGCGCAACTGCCAGCGGTTGTTCATCTGAATCGGCGGCACCGACTCCATGATCGTGTCGAGGCCAAGCTCGCCGAACGACCTGATCAGCACATCGTCCTCGCGGAACTGGTGATCGTACTCGGCGAAGCGCTGTACCAACGGCGTCAGGATACCGCCCTCAACCACCGTGACGGCATCCGAGGTGGTGAGGAGATCGACCTGTTGCTCCTGCGCCACCATCGCTTGGCTCTGCCTCGCGCCTTTCGTCTGCTGCTGCGGGATCATCGCCGAGTTGACGGCGAGCGACTGGTTGATAATCTGCGTCGCGGCCTGGATTTTTTCGAGCGCTTGCGCCGTCGTGTCGGGGAATTTAACGAACTCGGTGCTCTTGGGGTTGGCCTCCCAGACCGCCGCGAGGTCCAGCACCATCGAGGCATAACGCGGGTGGGCCTCCGGGTCGGTCATCACGATGGGCAGCATGGCGAAATGGCCCTGGTCCGCCGCCTCGTTCGCGGTGTCGTTGGCCCAAATCTGCATGTCCTGCACGCCGGGGGAGATCAGCGACAGGCCCTTGAACAGGCCGGCCACCTTCTTTACCGCCGCCGAGAGGATAGGTTGCCGATCGCACCAGAACGGATTGAGCTTGCACCCCAGAATTATATCGTCGCCGCCGTAATAAGCGCGGCAGAGGCGCTGCTTGCCATCGACCTTGAGCCGCGTCCATGTTTCATAGCCGAGACAGTATTTGCCCGACTCGCTGGTTTTGATGCCGGCTGTCTCCGCCTGCTTTTTCGCCGTGTTGACGTTGCCGGCGCCGTCCTTCTTAGACATCGATTCAAGAACGATCTCGCCCTCGTCCTCGACAAAATCCCCATCGTCGATCATCCGGCGAATCTCAGCCTTCGACCACCGGCGGCGGATCGTGACCGACCCGCCGCGAGACAGGCACTTCTCCAGGCTATCGACCGTGACTGGCAGCACCAGAAAATCGGCGTCCGAGATTACCTCGACGGTCGGGCCATCGTCCGAGATCGTCTCCTCGACGATCTCCTCGACCTCGCCGAAATCCGGCTGCTCCATGCCATCGATCTCGACCGGCTTTGTTTCACGTGAAACAACATGCCGCTCGTCGTTGCCCCAATCGACATAGAGGGTGTACTGGCCCTCGACATCGCCGTTGACCATCAGGGCGGGCATGATCTCGGTGCGGAGCTTCACCTTATCGACGTAGTGTTCCATCAGGGCGATAATGCCGTTGATGTTGTCGGCGTCCTGCGCCACGACATCGACGTAGCGGCCAATGGGCGGGAACATCTGGTTGACGAAGCGCGTCTTGCGGGCCTCGACGGCGTTCCTGACGATCGGCAGGAACAGCTTGGAGTTGCCGTTATAAAACTGACGCGAGCCCAGGACGCAGTTGTAGATATCCCAATAGTCGAGGATGTCATCGGCGCGACTCTGCTGGTCGGTATAGCCCTTGTCGATCTCGGCAAAGAGCTTGACCAGCGCCTCGCGAATTTTGGGGCGACTGGACAGTTCCTCGTCGCGGGCGGTGATTTTAGACATTTACGTTGGCGTCCATCGAACTCGCGGCATCGTCGAGCGGTACGGCTGCCCGTCCGCCACGGTAGCATAATGGAAGTTCGGGCGCTCGTCATCCGGCTCGCCCGTCTTGAGCAGGCCCGCGAAGGATTCGATGCCCTCCATCAAGACACGATACGGTCCCTCCGCGGCGAAATCCGCGAGCACGCCGCCTTTCAAGATCGCTCTGGCATAACCGCCGCTGAGGGCATTTAACGTCCAGCGGGATTCGCTTGATACCAGTAAAGCCGCCATCCCCCGGTGTGTCCGGCGCAAATAATTCCTGATTTCCTCCCGTCCCGCGCCAGGGTGCACCCCCCTTCGTATCTCCGAAACGATTCTTCGGGCGGCCTGGGCAAGTCCGACATTGTTGTACCGGTCGAAATGGATCGGCCCGGCGATGAGATTGACGGTTCGTCCCGCGATAAGATTTGCTTCCTTCACGATGTCGTCGAGCGCCTCTCCCGCGTCGCCCTCCCTGACCCAATCCGCGAAGACGCGGAGCGAGCCGTCGAAGATTTGCAGGAGGCAGGCGGCGGTCATGGATTGCGTGGCATTCAGGGCCAGCCACACCGGACGGCCATGCCGCACCGCCAATTCCTCGGCGATGTTCTGGACGCTAAAATCGTCGTACATCGGCGCGCCCGGCCGCATCTTCAGCGCGTAGGCCAGCGCGTTCATCGCGTCGATCCGGCCGGACGGGTAGTTCGCGAACAGCGCGCGCGCCTCCGGATTCTCGGTCGCGAACACGATCTCGCGGGCCCTGGCGAAGGGCTGAAGGCCCAGAATAAAATCGTGCTTGCCCTTCGGCGCCTTCATCTCGACGACCGGCAGCACGATCCCGCGCCGGACTTGTTCCTGCCGGATCGGTTGCATCAGCCACTGGTTGAGACCGTCCGCCTCAACGCCCTGCGCCACCGGATGAAAATTCTCGTTCTCGACGAACAACGATTCGACGATCTCGTGCGGCATCAGGGGCCGCTGCCACATGTCCCAGACGGTCAGCTTCGGGCCGATCCAAGACCACGTGGCCGAGCCGGTATGAGCCGCGTTGGGGCCGACGGTGCGCGCCGGGTCCTTCATCGAGTAGGTCGCCTGCCAGACATGAACGGTCGGCTCAACTCGAATCGTCTCCGGCTTGAACGGCTTGCTCTCCGGCGATTCCGAGTGGCACATGTATTCCCGCTCGTAGTCCGGCCCTCGGCCCAAAGCGTACATCTGCCGGCGCTTCAACTCGACGGTCTCGAGCGGGAACCGATCGGGCCAAGACGCCACCCGTTCGCCTCGGTCGCCGCGGTATTCCCACGGGTAGACCTTGACGATGAAGCCGGAGTCGCGGGCCTTCAGCTTGTTGGCGATGCACTCCGGGTGGATGTCGTTCGCCAACATTCGCACCCGCAGACTCGGCTCGTCGCCTGCTGGCAGCAACTCGGTAAAGAACCAACTCTGGACCTTCTCGCGACCTTCGGGTGTGCGCACACTGTCGTCGTCCTCGATGTCGTCGGGCAGAATGAAGTCCGGGCGGTAATCCTCGTTCTTGGTTCCCCGAATGGCTTGCCCGCGCCCCATCGCGGCGATGGTGCAACCGTTGGTCAACTCAATCCGGTCGTCGCCCCACGGTCGGCCTCGCAGATCGCCGAATAGCGCGATGAGACGCCC